TCAGGCGCCGCCGACGATAATCAGCTCGCCCACGGCCTTGGCCCTGCCCTTGCCGCCGACGGTGAAGGTGTTGGACGCTTCGATGATCTGGCAGCCGTCGAAAGCCTCGCGGACCTCGGGGCAGTCCATATTGGACAGGATGAAGCGGCCCTTGAGGCGCCGGCAGCGTTCAGCCAGGCGCACCAGGTCGGCCGGCTTAAAAAGATCCTTCCCGTAATAGCCTTCCGAACCGACATAGGGCGGATCGAAATAGAACAGGGTGCGCTCGCGGTCGTAGCGGTCGATGAAGGCCTCGAAGTCCAGGCATTCGATGACCACCCGGGCAAGGCGCTCATGCAGCTCCTCCAGGCGCTGGGCGAGCGTGGTGAGGTCGAACCGTGCCGGCCGGCCAGGATCGACGCCGAAGGTGCGGCTGGCCACCTTGCCGCCGAAGGTGAGCCGCTGCAGGTAGAGGAAACGGGCCGACCGCTCCAGATCGGTCAGGGTGGCGGGGTCGGTCCTGGCCAGCTCCTCAAAGCGGGAGCGTGAGGTCACCTGGAAACGCAGCGTGTCCATGAATTGCGGGAAGTGGCGCTGCAGGATGCGAAACAGGGTGGCCACGTCACGGCCGGCGTCGTTGATGACCTCGGCCTTGGGGCGCCGGGCACGGCGCAGGAACACGCCGGCCATGCCAACGAAGGCCTCGCAATAGGTGTCGTGGGGAATGCCGTCGACCAGCTCGGCGATTTTGCCGGCCAGAAGGCGCTTCCCGCCGACATAGGGTGCCGGCGGGGTCAGGGGCTTTACGATGGTGTGGGTGGGGTTGGCTCCCATGGGCCTGTCTCCGAACTCGGCGCTCCTGGGCGCTCCGGTGCGGGGCTCGCGGCCCTCAAGATGACAAAGGTGCGGCAGCGTCGGCATTTGATCTCGACGTCGCCCTGGATGGCCCCCATGGCGGCGCGCAACAGGAGCGCGGCGCAATGGGGGCAGCGGATGGACTCCATTGGATATGACCGTTAGAAGTGCCCCGCCCCTGCAGGGGGTGACGGGGTGGCCAGTGTACCGGCCGGTGCTGGTCATGCGGGGGTCCTTCCCGCGGCTCGGGGCGTTGACGCGCCCCGGCCCCCGTCGGCCGTAGCCTCGAGGGGAATCAGGTAGGGGCTGAGGAGCAGATCGCGCGGCGTGATGCGCCATGCGTCCTCGGCCCGAAGAAGGGGAGTGGCCGGCCTGCAGGAAGGCCCAGGCCACCAACTCGCTGCAGAACCACGAATCGTCTTGCTGCCAGTTGCGCTGGCGCAGGCCCCAGCCGAGAACGCCGGGCCAGTCGTAGGGCTTGCCCAACTGGGCTTCGGCGAATCGGAGCACAGCGCGTTCGTCAGCGGCAGACAACCCACCAATGCTATAGCGCTCCACCCTGGCGGTCTCTTCGGGGGCCCGCATCACCACGCCGTCACCGGGCAGCGCGCCGAGCAGCCACTGGGGATGAAGCTCGATGTCCACATGGGAGCACCATGACCAGGTGGCCAACTGGATCAGTTGGCCGACCGCGCCGAGGCCGCCGGTGAAGCGTAGGGTGATCATTCCGCCTCGTCCCCAAAGGCTGTGTCGATCTCCTCAAAGCTGGTGATGACGCCGGCGCCGATCCCCACTGCCAGCTCGGCCTCCTTGGCGTAGCTGGCCAGGACGTGGCCACGCGCGGCGATGGCCATCTCGCGGACCTGCTGGTTGGACAGGCTCTCGAAGCCATGGGGGAACTTCCATGGGCTGCCATCGACACGGACGCCCTCGTTAACCGCCGCCAGCTCGGCCAGATACTTGCCCTGGCTGCGCTCGTCGGTCGCCAGCTGCCAACCATTCCAGAGCGTGCCGCCGACTTCAGCCCGCCAGCGGCGGTCGGCCAGATGGGACAGCAGCTGCGCCTGGATTTGCTCGGTCGGCCATGGCGTGGCGATCAGGCGGTGCACCGCGCCATCGAATTCTTCAGTGTTGTCGTACAGGCGCGGGTCCTTGTGCTCGCCTTCCACCACCACCTTGGTGCCGCCGATGGTGGTCAGGTCCTCGTCGGTGGCCTGCTCCAGCCAGTTGGGCGGGAACTGCCGTTCGTCGTCATCAATAGTGAGGCTGAAGGCTTGGCCGATGCGGATGTAAGCCGAGGGGATGGCGCCGGGGATGTAAACAAGATCAGACATGGCTTGACCTCTCGGTTATTGGGCGGTGTTGACGGTCTCAGCGGTGGCGAACTTGGCGCCAAGGGTGGCCGTCCAATTGTTGGTGCCGCTGGCGTTGTAGGAGGCACTGGAGGTGATGACCTTGAACCCGGTGGCCGTCTTGATGGCGTGGGTATCCCAGATCACCACATTGCCGTTGATGATTACGGTGGCCGGGGTGCCACCGCACCACACGTTGGGACCGCGCGCGTCGGCAGTGCCCTGGAAGCTGCCACTGCCGACGAAGGGCGGAAGCAGGTTGTCGGAACACAGCTTCTTGTGAAGAGCCGGCGGGGTGTGAGTGAAGGCGAACTGGCCGAAATTGAGGTCAACCGTGCTGGTCGAGGCGGTATAAATCCACGGCGTCCAGTACCCGGTCAGTCCGCTCGCGGCCACGCCCTGTGACACGCCGTTTTTGTAGAAGGTCAGCGTGCCGGCATCGAGGTCCAGCGCCACCCCGATGACATCGCCAGCGCCGAACGTAGCGCCATAGGCCCCCAGGTTACCGCCCGCACCGTTGGACCACTGGTACTTATTGCCAGCATGGTTGTATGCCCAACCGTTCATAAGATATGGCGACGCCGGGTTTCTACAGATGCCAGGATACAGCCCGATGCCGGAAACGATCTTCCATTCCCAATACCATTTGCCGCTGTTGACCCACTGCGTGCAGTTGGCCCAATCATCGTTGCTGTTCACGCCCCGCAAGGCGCCCTGCTCGAAAGAGAGGGTGCCGTAGGTGTTGTTCTTATCCAGAGTGTTGATGGTGCAGAAGTTGGTGGTGGGCGTGTCCAGGCTTTGATCGGTCGAAAGCAGGCCGCTCACGGTGAAGTTCTTGCCGTTGCCGCTGGTGTCCTTGCCCATCTGCGACGGGTCCTTGAACTCCAGGAAGTGACTGTTGCCGCCGAAGGTGCCCGCGTACTTCTTCGGCGCCCACACCCCGCCCCGCGTCTCGCCGAAATGGGAGGCGGTCAGGGCTTGGCCGTCGATCAGGTAAACGTCGGCCATGTAGCCGTTGTGGGGCCGATGTTCGCCCGAATAGAAGCGGCTGATTTGCAGGTTGAAACCGGCATCGTTGACGTAGGCGTAGCTCGTGCCCGAGGGCCATGCGTAGTCCACCGTGATGGACTGGAGCACGCCATTCACCCACATCTTCACGTTGTTGGAGGCGCCCAGCGTGGTGTCCTTCTGGACCACCAGATGATACCAGCCGGTGGGGTCCTTAAGGGAACGACAGCTCACGGCGGCACCGCCGTTGGCATAGCCGAGGCGCATGCTATCGGAGACCGTGATTACGATACGCTCGTAAGCGGAACCCGCTGTATCGCCGCCACAAAGCAGCGTCAATTGGTGCTTGGTGGAGCCCGTCAGCCCATGGTCGATGGCCTTCACCCATGCGGAATAGGTCCAGGTTTGCTTGTTTCCGGCGACTTGGGCACGGGTCATGTAGGGCGTGCGGGCGTGATCGAACCGGCCTGAATAGTCAATCTTGTAGCGCCCGCCGGGGATCAGCATGGATATGGCGTTGATGGGCATAGCGACCTCACTTCACGTCGGAGTGAAGGCGCGCGGTGATGCGATTGGCGCTCTCCACATAGTAGGCCAGCACATCCACCGCGTTGGCTGTGGTGGTTAGGCTGGGCGCCGAGCCGCTGGCAAACTTCCAGTAAGACCCGAAGGCCGCCGTGCGCGAGCCGGTGGCGTCCTGGGTAATCACGATGATGCCCGATTGACCGGCCACTAGGTTGGTGGGGTTGGCCAGCGTCCGGTTGCCGGCGATCGTCAGGGAGAAGTTGTTGCCCAGCGAGAAGTCGGGGGTGATCGTCGCGCCATCCACCAGGGCGACCACGGCGCCGCGTTGGGCCTTGGTGAAGGACTGCGCCGCCGCGAGTTGGGCGTAACCGGCCAAGTCGGGAGCGTAGCCGGCCAGGGCGTTGGCGATCATCTGCGCGATGGCGGCCGCCACCTGGGCGTTGTTGCCCTTCACCATCACGATGCCGGCCGCGTCCAGCACACCCTTCAGCTCACCCTGAACCATGTTGAGCCACCAGTCGTCGACCGGGGTGGCGGGCTGGTTGATGGAGGGGTTGCCGATGGTGAACCACCCGGGGTCACCGGCGGCGGGAACCGCCGGCGCCACGGCAAGCGCTTGGGGGTTGTCGATCAAGTGCATGGGTCAGTCTCCGTAACCGAAAAGAGGGCTGGTGTGGGCGGGCCGGCGGGTCTTGATGCCGCACTCGAGCAGCTCGTTGCCCCACTTCGCCAAGGGCTCGCCGGCGGCCGAAACGCCGGCACGGAACTGGACGACGGTGACCGCCGGGGCATTGACCCTGAAGGCGTGAGCCCACGGGCCGTTGGTCAGCGGGTCGCCGGCGCAGGACATGCCGGCGCGGAAGGGCCGGTATTCGGTGATGGTCACCGGAAAGCCCAGGGCGGCAGCTCGCTCGGCCAGATAGGCCGGCGACTGGCCGCCTCGGGCGGTCATCTTGTTGTGGACCACACGCCGGCGCTCCTGCAGCGTGGTCGCCGCCTCGGCCGAGCACAGGTCAGGAAGGCCGAAATCCTGCTCCCATTCGGGCAGGGTCTCGGTGGCGTTGCGAGGATCGGCCTCGTCAAGGGCATCGACGCCACGGTTATGCAGCCGCGCGAAAGATGCGGCCAGGGACCGCAGCAGGACGGTCAGCCAAGCGTCCTCGTCCCTGGGCCACACCACTCCGGACGGCAAGAGGGCCTGCAGGCGGCCGAGATAGTCGCGGATGGTAGCCCGCATGGCGTCAGCTCCAGGTGATCTCGCCCGGCACGGCGATCTCGCCGATGCCGTGGGCGACGTTGGCGGCGGGCTGGACCAGGGCGTGGTCGTTCTCGCCGGCGGCGATGGAGATCGCCTCGCGGATGTGCGACAGCAGGATGGTGATTCCGGGCTTGGCTTCACGGCGTAGCAGGTCGCGGATCTCCGCCTCGACCGCGTCCCGCACTGCCTGGGTGGCGGGGTTGAGGCCGGAGATCTCGATTTCCAGCGGCACCGGGATCGGCGCCACCACGAACAGCTCGGCGGTCGTCGGCCGACGAATGGAATTGCCGTCGGCATCGCGCTCGTCGATGTAGCCATAGACGGCCGCCAAGTCGCCGGCATAGGTGCCGGTGCCCGGGTCAAAAGCGCCCTGCGGGATGCCGTTCTGGGAGGCACGCACCTCGTCCATCATGAAGCGGACCGTCACGGTGCCGGGCCCCATGGCCTCGGGATAGACCCATGCGCGGGTGACACCCGGCACCTCCAAAGCCCAGGTGACGTAATCGGCGCCGGCGCCGCCGTGCGGGGGCTCCTGCATGCGGCGGAGGATGCGCGCCCGGTAGGATTCGGGATCTTCCTGGTCGGCTCCGCCAGTCAGCCCCGGGGCGGCGACCGAGCCAGCGGATTGGAAACCAGCAACGGGCGACACCAGCGACAGAGGCGTGCCGGCGGCCGCGTTGCCGGCGGCGCCGGGCAGAAGGGCGGCCAAGGTCACGCTGGCCACCCCGCCGGCGGCCACCGCCTCGGCCGTAATCTGATAGTCGACGCCGTCGGCACGCCGCACCAGCATGCCGGGGAGCATGATGCTGCCGTTGATGCCGGGGATGGTGGCCGGCCCGCCAGCGTAGGTGGCCGCCTTGCGCGCCACGCCCCAAGGTCCGCCATGCAGGATCTCCAGGAACTCGGCATCGGCCAGGGTGACGAAGCGCTGGCGCCAGATCCAGTCGAGGAAGCCATAGGCGAGGTGCAGTGCAGTCCCCAGCACCCAGGCCAGGACACCCTCGACCGAGCGGCGCAGGCCGGCGGCCGACAGGCCTTCGGTGACCATGTCGGCGCGGATGCGGTCGATGATCTCGGCGCGGGTGGGGCGGATAAAGGCCATGTCAGTTCCTCTCGGACTCGGCCGCCCAGTTCAGGCGGAAGCGGAAGGGGATACGGCTGCCGTCGGGCTTGACCACCACCACATCAAGGCCCAACACCTCGTGGGCGACCCATTCGGCACGGATCTCGATGGCGACGGCGACCTTGTCCTCGATCATCCAGGCCAGGGCTTCGGTGGCGTCGGCCTCGACCAGGGCGCGGGTCCTCTCGGTCTGCTTCTCGCGCTGGCGCAGCCACAGCTTGGAGCCGAAGCGATCGCCGGTCGGCCCGACCTCCTGTTCGCCNGCCCAGCCGCGGCGGAAGGTTTCGCCCGCCGGCAGATCGTCATCGGTGGCGCGGGCATCGGAGAACAGCGAGATCAGCACCGAGGTCAACAGGCCGTCATCGGTGGCCAGCCGACCGGCGACCACGGCGATGTCGCCGAACAGGCGCTCGCTGTCGAAGAACAGGGCGATATCCATCAGGGCACCTCTGGCGGGGAATAGCCGTGGTCAGGTTCGGACGTGACGACGGCGCCGTCGTGCCAGACCTCTTCGATCAGCTGGCCTTCGCTGACGTGGGTCAGCTTCTCGGCATAGCCGCCCACATCGCGCAGGATCGACCTGGTGGCGTGGTGCTCGATGTCCTCGGCATAGACCTCGTGGCCCTTGGGGGTGCGGAAGATGAAGCCGCCCGGTGCGAAGAACTCCAGCACGCCATCCTCACGCCAGTGGACGAGGTGGCCAAACACGGTCCAGTCCTTCATCTCGCCGGGCTTGCCGTTCTTCGGCCGCAGGTGGGAATCGACCCCGGTGGCCAGGCCATGGCCACGGCTGCCGAAGATGAACTTGAGCGCGGCCGTCATGCCGGGCAGCGGCACCGAGGTGCGACCGTAGTTCTGGACGCGCTGGACGCGGCTGGCCAGCTCGCCGTCAGTGATCTTCACCTGCAGCATCTGGAGTGGGCCGGAATCGTCGACCGCGGTGACGGTGCCGCGCGCGATCGACGCCCACACCCGACTCTTCACGTCCTTGAGCGACTGGCGCAACAGGGCGAGGCTCATGCGGCCCTCCCCTTCAGCTGCTTCTCGTCGGTGACGACCTCGGTGCCGGGCGGCAGGCCGGTCGCCTTGTTGCCCTTGGGCACTTCCGGCAGCAGACGGTAGGCGTCGGCGCGGGCCAGCTCCAACTCGGTGGTGCTGCCGTTTTCATCCAGGACGACCCGACGCGAGACGATCAGCAGGGTGGCCTCGATGCCCAAGGTGGGGATCTGCACCGGCACCAGGCCGTTGAGCGGCCACAACTTGCCATCTTCCTGGCGCCAGCCCTGAACCTTGACCGACACGCGGGTGGCGCGGCCGGCGCGCACGCTGGCCTCCCACTGGGCGCGTTCCTGCGGCGACGTTCCCTCGGCCAGATCCTCGGCCAGCACGACCAGAGGGCGATAGCGCTTAACCCCGCCGTCACGGGCCGTGGCCTTCACCGTGGCGGCGGCCTCGGAGCCCTGGCCGGTGTCGAGGGTCTGCCCCTTCACGATGTACTGGCTGAAACGGTCCTTCTGGCTGTAATGGGCCTTGGCCCACAGCAGGTTCTTGCCTTCGATGATGGGCGAGCCGGTGGTGGCCGAGCCGGCTCGGGTGAGCACCAAGCCGCCCACGCCGTCGGACATCGGCAGAACCGCCCGCATCCGGCACATGCGCTCGATGGCGGCGAAGGCGGTCTCGTCAGGCTGCAGCTTGAACGGCTTGAAGGCGGCACCGGTGGAGATGTCGCGGACACTCACCTCGATGCCAAAGTCCCGGCACAGGATGCGCGAGACCTCCTCGAGGTGAAGGTTCCATTCGTCGGGCGAGTGGACGGCGCTGCAGTCCACTAGGTCGGCGGTGCGGTCCCGCCCGGTGACGGTCAAATTATGGTTGTCAGGGCTCAGCTCGGGCTCGGCGTCGTCGATCCAGCCGACGATGACCGGGTCGTCCCCGATGAGAACCCGGCAGGCATCGCCCGGAACGACGGGCCAGGTCACCACCTCGGCCGGAACCTTGATGCGGGAATCCTTGGGGTCGGCCATGCCGATGCTGAAGCCGCCGGCAATGGTCTCGATGGACCCCTCGACCGAGACGGATTTCCAGCCGCCATAGGCGCGCTCACCCACTTCCAGCCAGACGCGGTCGCGGTCAGCCATCGCTCAGGATCTCCAGCGGCTGGCCGCCCGGCACGAAGGCGGGATGGCGGACGTTGTTGCGGGCGACGATCTCGCTGTCCCGGCTGCTGTCGCCGTAGATCTCGTAGGCGATGACCGGCGCCGGCAGGGTGGCCGCCGGCGTCCAATGGGTCACCCGGGACAGGTCGGCGCCCCGGGTGGTGATGTCGCGCACCATGGCGCCCTTCAGGTCCTGCAGGGCGACGAAGAGCGGGTCGGGGGCGGTGTCCAGCTCGCGATCGAGACGCTCGGCCAGCTCGTCGCGGGCTTGGGCCGCCTCGTCGTAGTTGTCGAACGACCAGGTGGAGGTGGCCCGCGCGCTTTCGATCAGGGCCGAGCGGCGCACCAGGGCGGCCATGGCCTCGCTGTTGGCGGCTTGCCGCGCGCGGGTGGGCGTGGTCGGGGGCACCACGGCACTATCGGCGCCGTAGTCCCACAAACCGCGCTGCGCGGTCCACGCCTGGCGGGGCGAGGCGGAGCGCACGGACAGCAGGCGCATCAGGCCGATCATGCTGCCGCCCAGCCCGGATGAATCCTGCAGCGACGACAGCCCACCCATCCGCAGGCCGCGCAGGGAATGGGAGAAGAAGGCCGAGCTGTCGAAGCGGCCGCCCAACTGGGGCGAGGTGCCGGCGAACCAACGCAAGGCGCTCGCCACGGTACCAAGCGAGAGGTCGCCGCCCCCCAGGCCGGTGCCGGCCCGCTCGATGCCGGTGGTGGCGCCGTCGAGGTCGCCCAGCGCCCCGTCGGCGGCGAAGCCGGGCAGGCCGTCGACGCTGAACGAACCGGCGAAATCATCCTGCACGCCCCGCAGCGCGCCATCGGCCTTGTTGTTGACGATGGCCGGGGTGTTCAGGCGGGTCGTCGGCCGGCTGTCCGCGGTCTGTTCGAGGAAGGTGATCGAGAACCGGACCACCCGGTATTCATCAACCGACTCATTCGCCCGCCATGCGGTGACGGCCACAGTCTTGCGACCGCGCCAGGGATGGACCAACTCGCCGGTGCCGCCTTCGCGCAGGGCGCGCTCCAAGGTGTCACGCTTCTGCTGCCAGTCGTCTCCGACGACAAAGCCCTCGACGGCAAAGGTCATGTCGCCTTCACCCAGCGGTTCCCAGAGGGTGCCTTTGCGCTGGGGGAACTTGTGGATATGACCATGCGGATCGCCGTCGGCGCCGGATTTCTCGACACCGAATTCGACGCCCCGGAAGGACGCGGCGAGGAGCTTCCTTTTGCCCGCCATCACGGGCCTGCCATCGAGTAGCCGAGGTCCATGGAGGTGCGGTCGGCCTGGGACCTGGGCGCCGACACGGCCATGCCGGCCGGCAGGTTCTCGCCCTTGATGACCACCTCGGTGCGGACGGTCTGCTCACCGGCCGCCGCCGGCGACGCCGCACCACCGGCCATCACTGCAGCGGCGCCGGTCTTGGTGGGCGTGACGGCGGCGGCACCGGTGGCGGCAGGTGCGCCGCCCAAGCCCAGACGGGCCTTGAGACCATCGGGAACCAAGTCCAGCAGACCGGCGACCGCGTCCCGGAACCAGGCGCTGACCACCTGCCACTGGGCGGCCAGGCCTTCACCGAGAGAGGCAGCGATCCGGGCCCCAATGGCGGACAGGCTGAAACCCTGAAGGAACGCCAAAACCCCGTTGAACGCCCCCTTAACGCCCTCCCAGAGGCCGGTGAAGAAGCCGGAAATGGCGTCCCAGTTGGAGATCACCACGTAGGCCAGGGCGGCGATCGCCGCGACGATGCCCAGGAACCAGCCGATCGGCGTAAACCCGATAGCGACGCCCAGGGTGACGAACGAGGCGGTGAGACTGGCGATGGCCATCAGCAGCGGACCGGCGACCACGGCGGCTGCCAGCATGGCCACGTTGCCCCAGCCGCCCATGAAAGACGCCAGCTTGGGCAGGAAAGCCAGCAGGTCCATCAGGGCCGTGCCCAGTTCCTTGCCCGCCTCCCAGGCCATTTTCAGGCCTTCCACCAGCTTGACGCCGATGTCGTTGGCCAACTGCTGCAACTCGCCAGAATCAGCCATCTGTTGCAGCATGGCCAGGAAGCCGCCCAGCTTGTCCTTCAGCCATTCGAACGCGCCCGACTGCATCACCATGTTGGCGAAGCGGGTCCACCAGTCCGACAAATTCGACAGCATGCCGTTCCAGGTCTTGGACCGGGCGTCCATGGCGCCGGCATACTTGGAGTTCCAGATGGATTCGATCGTCTTCTGGATCAGGTGTTTATTGTTGGCATCGACCGCCTTGTGCATGGTCTTGCCGTCTTTGGTGTACTCGTAGACGATCTTGCTTCCGACCTTCGACGCCTTGATGCCGAACTCCTTCAGGCGCTCGTTCTCGCCGGTCACCGCGTCAGCGATCGCCTCGACCGCCTGCATGTAGTCCTTGCCCATGGCGGCGGCGGCATCACCGGTGGAGGTGGCTAGGCCGTCCATGGGATCGAGGCCGTAGGACTTCAGCTTTACGAAGGCGTCGGTGACAGTGTCCAGCTCATAGGGGGTCTTGGCGGCGAACTCTGATATCCAGGCAAAGTCCTTTTCGGCCTTGCCGACGTCGCCGCCCTCGAGGGTGGTCAGCACGGCCTTGAAATCCTCGAACTTCCCGGCGACGTCGACGAATCCCTGTTTGAAGGCAAATATGGCTGTGCCGCCCAAGAGGGCCAACTTGCCCGCCAGGGCGCCGGCGGCGCCAACGGCGTTCTTCAGCTTCGACCCGACGTCCTGGATGCCGGCCGCCAGCTTGGACAGGCCGGACACCCGGCCCAGGCCGGCAAAGGATAGCCCCAGCCGCCGCACCGGCTCGCTGAAGCGCTCGATCCGCTCGTTGATACGCCGCATGGGCGCACTGAAGCGGTCGACCGCCTGAACGATGATGCCGATGGAGTGGCCGAGGCTCACTTCTTACGTTCCTTTTCGATACGGCCGGCAGCCCGTTGGACCCAGTAGCAGGCGTCGTCGGCTTCCATATCCATCAGCTCGGACGGCGAGACGTGGAAGGCGTTGTCGCCGCGCAGCTTGTGGCGCGGATACTTGCGGTCCATGTAGTTGCGCCAGTCGTAGCGCAGGTAGCCCAGCGTCAGCATGGTGTTGAGCTTGAGATAGCTGATGTCGTCGGCGCCGGCGGCGTTGGTCTTGTAGGTCGTCACCATCTGCTTGATGCGGACCTGGCCCGAGGCGTCGACGTCGTGGGTGCTGATGCCGTCGAAATTGAGCAGGTTGCGCTCCTGCTTGGTGCGGCCGCCGCTGGCATCCATGATCGACAACCACGCGCTGTTGCGGCTATCTCCCAGGGTGCCGAGGGCGCTGAGATCTCCGTAAGCGGCGGTGATCGCCGAGCCCTCGACCATGCGCAGCGGGCCGAACCGGGACAGCAGTTCCGCCTCGAGGGCGGTCAGGTTGGCCGCATCGAGGTAGGGGGTGGTGATGACGTGGAAATGGACGTCCCCCAGCACGGCGATCAGATCGGCGATGTCGGGGTTGGCGGTGCCGCCGGACAGACGCATGCCCGGCGAGACCTTGGGCGCCAGCACGCCCTTGAGCAGCAGGGTCTTGAACGGCCGCGCCTGATCGATATTGCCGTAATAGGCAACGGTGGCGGCATTGGCGGCCGCCCACTCCCACGGCGGCGTCGGGCTGCCGTCAACGAACCCGCTGCCAGGGAAGGTCACCGTCAAACCGGCGGGCAGGGCTTCGCCGTCATAGTAGTTGATGCGGACGTCGATGCTGTTGCCCAGCTCGCCCTCGTTCTTGGCGGTCAGATTGACCTTGGCGGTGTCGGCGCCGTCGACGGCGGCGGTCACCGGCATGCGGGTGTCGGCGGTGATGGCGGCCACCACGGCGGTGGCCACGCTCGCCGCGCTCTGTCCGGCCGCCGCCGACACCTTCACTCGCCGGCCGGCGATGTAGAGGTACAGAGTGCCGCTTGCGGTCGGAGAACCGCCCAAGGTGAAGCTGCCCGTGNCCGGGGCGGCGGCCGCGTCATCGTCCAGCGCGATGCCGATCACCTCGGTGACGTCGTTGTTGGCCAGCCAGGCGCGCGCCGCCGAAGTGATCTCGGCATCGACGCCCCAATAGGCTTCGGCCTGGGCCGGCGAGGTGAAGCGCTTGGCCACCAGGGCGGCCACGCTGCCCGACGACCGACGCTGGCCCACCACCAGGCAGGTATAGGGCATCTGCGACGGACCGCTGACAGCCCGCGAGTTGTCGATCTCGACCGTGGTGCCCGGCTCGCGCCAGGCATTGGGGGTTTCGTTGAAGGCGATTCCGGCCATTCTGTATTACTCCTTCTTCCCGGGCTTGCCGGCCGCGGGCTTCTCCTCGACGGTCGCCGCGTCGCCGCCGGCGGCGTCTTTCGCGGCCTGGGCCGCCTTCCGCTCGGTGTCGCGGCGCTTCGTTCCCTCGTCGAGCTGGGCCCGGTGTGTGGCCGCCGCCGCCTGCTCGCCCGTCTCGACCTCCTCCTTTGTGGTTTTGACCACCGCGCCTTCCGCCAGGCGGCGGCGCCAGAAGGGGCCGTCCTCGACCGGCTTGCCGTAGGGCGGAAGCAGGGCCTTGCGCGGATCGTCGGGATCGCGGGTTCGGACATTGGGTTGGGCGGGTTTGACGTAGATGACGGCCATCTCGGGGCTCCACTCAGCTGTTCGGGAAGGTGATGCGGTCCTCGGCGTCGACCTGGTCGTCCCGCCCGGTCGGGCTGCCCGTGATGTTCGGGTTGGCCATGTCCCAGAAGACGAAGATCGAGTTGAGGTCGTCGGCGACCGGGGCGCCGATCTCCACCTCGTAGGCGGTGGTGAGGCTCATCCGGGCGCTATGGCACAGCGCGCCGGCGAACATGACCGGGCCGGAATCGTCGAGCTGCAGGCCGACAGCCGCACCATCCGCACCGGACTCGGACAGGCCGTCGATAACACCCCCCAAGGTCTCGTCGTCGCGGAAGGCGGCCGCCGCCCGGTCGATCAGCAGATCGAACTCCAGCTCGCTCGCTTCGGCATCCAGCAGCGAGGCGTAGGCGCGGATCTGCCAACGGACCACCAGGGCGTTGAACCGCGAACCGGCACGCACCTCGCGGAACGAAGCCCGGCGAACGAGCCAGCCGGCGATCTTCTCGTCCTTGACGAAAAGGGCCTGGAACTTCGGCGGCTCCTTGGCATAGCGCTCAAAGGCATGCACCAGGCCGATGCCGGTGATCCCCTGAAGCTTCGCCACGATGGCATTGCGCACCTCGGTGGTGGTCGGCATCACTCGGCCCCCTTGGCGAGGTTCTCGGCGATGCGGTCGACGCCACGCTGCAGGATGCGGCGCACCTGGTTGCCCTGGGCCTCGAAGGTCTTGCCGAACATGCCGGCGCCCTTGGTGCCGTGGTGGTGGATCTTCCAGGCGATGCGCCGCGCCACGCCCTCGGCCTCGTCGGGGCTCTTGTGCAGCTTGTGGACCACCCAGTCGATGATCGGATCGATCGGCGGCATATGCGGTTTGGTGCCCAGTTCGACCGGCACCACATGGGCGGCCGAGCTGGAGACCTCGCCGATCACGTTGTCGGCAAGGATCTTCGGCTCCTGGGCCGAGATCGAGGCGCGCAGGCCGGAGCCGCCAGACACGCCGACGGGCGTGATCTCCTGGACCTCGCGCTGCAGCAGGAACTCGGCTTCCCAGGTGGCGGCGAACATCTCGCGCTTGGCCATCGCGGGGGCGCGGCCGAAGGCGGCCGCCACCACGTCGGCGCCGCGCACCTCGATGTTGAAGTCGACGCCCGCCATCAGTTCCCCCTATGGACGAGGGAACGGCGGCCGCTGGTGCCGGCACGAACAACGGTGACGACGGCGCCGGCGGCGATGGTCCGCTTGTTGTCCACGCCCAAATGATCGAGGTAGAGCTGGCGGTGCGCCTGGGCCCGCTTGCCGTAATCGCGGCTCTTGTATTCGTGATCGACGCTGTCGGCCTGGATGGTGGCTTGGCGCTGACCGGAGAAGGCGTTGGCCAGCTGGTCGAGCAAAATCGCCGCCGCCCAGTTGGCCACCGCCTCGCGGTCGGCGCTGGGGACACTGTCGACGGTGTCGGTCACCTCGTGGGGAACGATAAAGGTCAACCGCACGGCCGCATCAGCCTGCAGGGGCGCGTCCAGCATCACTTTCCAGCCGGCGGGCAATTGGTACATCTGCCACGTGCCGGCCGGCAGCACCGCCGGCGGCACTTGGCCGACCGGAGTCTCGATGGCGGTGATGCGGGAGTACTCGTCGACCCAGCCCTCGGGCAGGTCGAGGAAGTGGCCGCCCGCCGCCACCAGGTCGGTGACCTGGGTGCGGGGACGGTCCGAGGAGAAACGGATGACGGCGGACGCGATGGCCCTGTCGCGGTCGGTGGGCTCGATGGTCCCACTCACATCCCGCACCAGGGCATCGACCAGGGCCTGAAGGTCGGTCAGCATCGCGTCCGGCCCGCCCTAAGCCACCACCGACTTCACGGAAGCCCGGAAGTCGACCACGACGCCGCCGTACACGAAGCGGATCTTGTAGGTGATGGTGTCGTTGTTGAACAGCGAACCCTGGTTGGGGCTGTCCTGGATGAACAGCTCGGGCTCCTGCTGGCCGTTCCAGAAGCCGATTTCGATGAAAGGCATCTCCATCGGATCGGCCACGGTGGCCCAGTCGTTGGCGTCGGTCCAATACCAGACCGGGATGATGGTCGGCGTCAGCGACTGGATGAACGTCTTATCGTTCTCGGTGTTGCGGCGGAAGATGTCGGCCGCACCCTCCTCCAGGTCCTGGGCCACCAGCAGGCAATGCGGGCCGATGCCAAGGCGCTCGCCCGAGCCCGGCTCGGTCTGCTTCATGTGGGCCAGACGAGCCGCCGCATAGCTGGCCTTGTCCAGCGCCCCCGACAACAGGTTGCCGTGGCTGGCGTGATAGAGGGCGACGCCGTCGTAGATGACCGCGTTGTTCTTGACGAAGTCGAAGACGAACTTGGCCAGGCCACGCTTGGCCGCACGCGACAGCTTGACCGGGATCTGCCGGATAACTCCGACGTCGTCGTTGGCGATCATCTCGATGGAGATGCTTTCGGTGCCACCGCGCTTGGTGATGCCGTAACTGGCCTTCTCGTCGGCGGGAGAGGTCAGCGGGTCGTAATTGCCGCGCTCGGCCACGGCCGGCAGGTCGCCGTAGCCGCCCCAGCGAGTGCGCTCCTGGGTGCGGAAGTCGGCCACCGGAACGACGTTGGCAAACTGGCGCCAGCCGTCATAGATGCTGGGGGCGTTGTAATCCGCGATCATGCGCCGAGTGATGGAATTGCCCAGCACGTCGTCGAAGGTACCGGCGCTGAGGGCCTCACGCATCAGCGCCTGGTCGCAGTTGGACAGCCGGCCGGTGACCTGGTGATCGCCGGTGATGGCGACGTAGATGCCCTTGAACGACTGGGCGTGGCGATGGTCCTTGTGGGCCGGGTCCCAGAAGGCTTCCAGCATCTGCTGGATGTTCTCGTCGATCTCCCAGATGCGCGCTTCCTGGTCGGTCATCTCGAAGACGAAGGCCGGCACTTCGGTCCAGCCGAGCAGCTGGATGGCGCGGAAACGGTGGCCGCCCGCGACGATGGTGTAGGAATCGCCTTTGCGGCCCTTGGCCTTGCGCACCTCGATGGGACTGCGCAGGCGGCCGATCTCCTGGATGTTCTCGGCCAGGTGCTGGGCGTGGACCTCGTCCACGACGCGCAGGCGCAGGCCCAGGGAAATGCTGGCGACGGGGATGGTCTGGAGGCCGAGTTCCTTCATCGAACGTCCTCCTGGAAGCTGGGGCCGTGCGCGATCTCGATACCCAGCAGCCAGCACTCGCGCACCAGATCAGGAACGTCGACGGCGTTGTCGATCTGCACCACCGCCGGCACGCCGGCGGCGAAGACCGCGTTGCCGAAGGCGGTGACCATGGCGTCGTCGCGGCTGGCGCTGACCGCGGTGCCCAGCACCCGGCGGGTGGCGGCGTCCATGCAGACCGCCGCCTGCAGCTTCAGATCGGCGATCTCCATGTTGAAGATCGCGCTATCGAGGATGAAGGTCGGGCGCTGCATCACGCTGCCCTCCGGGAACGAGACAGCGCGCGGGCCTCGGCGTGGTATGCCTTGTCCAGCACCACCTTGACGGCGGTGCGGCGTTTGGCGGCGGCGCGGCGGCAGGCCATGACGGCGTGCATCTGCTCGCGCAGGCGGGCCTCCTCGGCCCACAGGGGGGCCGTGTCCTCGGTCGGCGGATCGCCCTGCAGCATCGGTTTGATGGCGTCGCTGAGGCGGCGCCCGATAGCTGTGTGCTGGTCGAGAACAGCGGTGAAGGCGCCTTCCAGCGCGCGACACCATTCGTCGGCTTCTCTCCAGGTGACTTCCAGGCGGTCATAGGCCGCTGCGGCCTCTGCCACTGTCAAAGGTTGTGTGCGCTTTGCCATGTTCACGCGGCCTCCGATTTTTGACGGTGACCGGTCTGGGCGCGGGACCTATAGTTGGCAGCAGGTTGAGGACGTTTCCGGGTGCCGCCGGCGTTGTAGCGGTTGGGCCACAACAGGGCCGGCGAGATGCCGAGTGCGGCGGAGATCGCCGCCTCGCCCTTCGGGTGAGGCTTCGACAAAGCCGCGCTGCAGGTGCCTTTCGGCAAGCCATTGGCTTTGTCCAGGTCGGACAGCGTCAAGCCGCGCTTCTCCAGCGCCGCCTTGATGTCCGACTTGTGCCAGCCCTTGGCCTTCGGCATCCGGATCATTCCTCTTTCTTGCTCCAACCGGCCCCGCCAGGCCGGTTTTTTGGGGGTGTGAATTTCGATGTGTCGAAAGATTAAGCCCGAAACAGCGTATTCAGCAAGCCATTTCGGCGCTTTCAGCCTTTTGGACGCACGCACAGCACTCGGCGCCGATAGTTATTTTGGAAATTCAATAGGTTATCGCCAGCGTGAAAGCTGTTTCAGCGATTTCAGAAGGTGCTTTCAGGTATGGCAAGAAAGCTGAAACCGGCTACTCCGTTCGCTGAACGGCTCGTTCAGGCGCGAGGAGTGCGTAGTCGAGCCGAAATCGCTGAGGCGCTGGGCATACCGAGCAGCACCCTGGCGAACTACGAACAGGGCCGAACCTTCCCGGACCAGGAGACCCTGGCCAAGATGAAGGATGTGCTTGGCGTTTCGCTGGATTGGCTGGTGACGGGCGACGCGAATACGCGTACGCCCGAGGCGGTTCCGACCGCCGTCCGGGCCGGGGTGGACGAGGAGCTGATGGCCCGCGTCGCCGAGGGGATTGCCGAGGTTTACAAGGCCGAGAACGCCCGGATCTACACGGGGCCGCTGGTGCGGGCGGCAGCCCGTATGTACGATGACCTAGTGGCCGCCTACGACAGTCCCGAGGAGCGCCAGGTTGGCCTCAAGGGCATGCTCCAGCAGCTGCGCCGCGAGCTGCGTTCGCCGGGGGCCGCAGGGGCCAACAGCAAACAGGTATCCTGATCCCAGTCAGGATGCGCCCATTGAGAGAATTGCCTATGCCATTGGTCGCGGTCAATTGGCGATTGTATGCGAGTGGCGCAGGGCGCGGGCTGATGGCCGGGATGGTCTTAAGAGGCCTCGGCCGCCGTCCTAAGAGGCTTCTGAAGGCCGCCCCGCTGCCAGCCCGCCTACTGCAAAATCATCTGTCCCAGCGGCCGATTTTGGCGGAGGTTGCGAAACCAATGGCCGGCGGCCACAATAGGTCACCGGCCACCCCGGCCACCCTTGATTTCAGCGGCCTTCCCATCATTTCCCGCGATCATCCGGGTTTTCCCGGGTTCCTGCGAGACCATGTGTCCGGTAACATCCAGACGGCCCTGAAACTGGCTGAGCGCGGTGCCGTTCACTTGCTCGCGCGGTAA